ACGGGCGAGGTAATGGCGTCGCAATTGGTCCGGCTTCCGGTCGCAGAGGTGCCGAAGAATCCGACGCCCTGTGCGTCGGCCGGGATGGGACTCACGGTGAGCCAGAGGACGAACCCGGCTACGAAGCCGAGCACGATCCCCAGCGTGAGGACAAGAAGGAGGCGCGTTGAACGGTCTCCGAACACCCGAGCCTCCTTTCTAGGTAGTCGCTACGTTCGCCCTACTTCTCAGACCACGTTGCTGTTGTAGCCGGTCGCCACCGTGATCGTCTTCCGCTTGGCGCAGACGAAGTTCAGAAGAACGACCAGCGCGCCGACGTACCCAAGCTGGTTGTTCGGCAGCGTCGAGGCGAATCCGGTGAACGCGAACGCTGCCGCCTCGTGGATGTACGCGGCGAGGTAGCGGGTGTTCCAGTACCAGATCTCGCCCTCAGGAATGCCGAGGTCCATGTACACCGGGACCGCGCCGATCATCAGCGCCGTGAAGCCCGCACGGGCGCCGAGGTTCGACTGGTCGAACGACTGCTGCGGGGTGATGAGGTACTGCTCCAGGCTCAGGAAGTCCTCTGACAGCAACTCCCACGTGCCCGGCCCTGCCGCGGCGATGTTCGGCGACTCACCCGAGGCGAACTTGGTCGCGCTCACGATGTCGCGCAGCACGAGCGCCCGGGTCGGGTTGCCGGAGACGGTGCGGACGTTGGCCCGCCACCAGTCGTTCGCGGCGCCGTCGATGTTGCCGTAGGTGCCCTGGCCCGCCGTCGCTGCCGCGGTCCCGGCCATCAACCGAAGCGAGTCGACGTTGATGCCGCCACCCGCGCCGGTCAGGAACGCCGTCGAGAGGTAGTCGGCGATCTGGTTGCCCGCGTCATTCATGCGCGCCTCGATCAGCGGCACGACGGCGGCGTTCAGCTGGATCAGGCCCTCGAGACCCGGGAACGGAATCGGCACCACGACCGCCGCGAGGTTGACATCGACCTCGAAGGAGCCGTTTTGCACAGTCGGCTGAGTGAACGCGCCCGAGTAGTCGGTCGCCTGCGCCGTGGTGAACGGCAGGCCCTGGACCGGGATCGTCACCGACGATACGCCGCCGCTGGCCGTCTGAGCGTTCGCGAGGCAGGCCGACAGGACGGGTGTGGCCCTGTAGATCTGCACGACCATCTTTGGGACGAAGGCGCGTCGCGTGACGACCGTGAGCTCCGTTCCAATCGCACCACCCGGGACCGCACCAGTACCAATCAGCGGCATGTTAGTTCTCCTGGCCCCATTCGTGGGGCGATGTTAGGTCAGCAACAGTACGGGTTTGGGCTGTCGCCAACCCGACAAGGATCAATCCGACCAGCGAAATCTGCACAACGTGCATGGGGAAGAAGGTCAGGGCATTCACGCCCAACGCCGCCAGCGAGCCGCCCCAGACCGGATGCGCGAACATCGCGCGATGAGTCCAGAGCCACATGGCAAGAAGGATCAGGCCGATGACGCCCGCCTCCACGATCCACTGAAGGTATTCGTTGTGGGCCTCGCGCCAGAGCTCCTTCGTCGGCGCGAATTGGTGCTGGATCTGGAGCGCCGGGATTCTGTTGGCCCAACCCCCGAGGCCATAGCCGACCAGGGGATCAGTCCGGACCCAATCGCTCGCCGCAAAGCCCCAGATAGCGCCGCGCCCGGTCAGGTGCGCCGCTAGCGGGTTGATGCTCTTCGCAAAGGCCGAGGCGTAGGCCATCCACGCCACGATGCTCAGGAGCGGGATCACGACCCACTTGTTATGCCGGTACTTCACGCCGAGGCCCGCCGCGAGCGCGAGCGTGGCCGACACCGCGTGCGACTTCCAGACCACGAGGAGCACCGCGGGCAGCGTCCACCACGGCATCAGCGGGGCCAGAATGGCGATGTAGGCCGACGCGGCGTCAACCGTCCCGATGGTCCCGAGTGCCTGGATTGGCCCGCACGTCAGTTGGGGATTCTTCAGGAGCGCGGCCTGATACTCGGCGCTCCCGCACGGCATCACCAACTGGCCGCCCATCAGCGGACCCCAGAGGATGTCGTAGCCGAGAAAGAGTTGCTGAGAGACGTACAGGAGCTCAAACACGCCGAGGCCCGCGAGCACTGACGCGATCCGCATGTGATAGCGCATCGGCGTGTAGCGCATGACTGCGACGAGGAGCGCCCCGAGGCCGAACATGATCGAATGCGTTGGGTCTAGGTGCGCCCCGCGCCAGAAGATACCGAGGCCCGCGAGTCCGACCGCGAGCCCGAGATATCGGTCCTGTCGAAAGATCAGAAACGCTATGGTGGTCATCGCGGCGAGGAAGAAGGTCTGCGATGACCAGAAGTCGATGCCCTGGGCCGCTTGATACTGCGGCAGGCCGATCCACGGGAAGCGATAGGCCAGCATGGGAAACCAGGTGACGAGGGGCGCAACAACCGCCCCCGCCACCGGGATCCACCAGAGCCGCTTGAGTTCGGTCATTAGAACCCGAGCTTGAGCACGCCGTTATAGATGTTCAGCGAGTTGCCCGACGCCGCCGAGCCCCAACGCCAGAGCACCTTGATCGTGTAGCTCGAGGCGCTGTTGAGGTTGAGCGCGGACAGCGAGGCCACGTTGTAAGTCGTCTCGGTCGTGAACTGATAGTTCGCCTGACCCTGGTTGGTCGAGGCCACGACGAACCGGCCCGACATATACACGGACGGGTTACACACGCGGAGGTCCGTGCAGTTCTGGGACATCACGGTTGCGATCGGCGAGAACATCACGTCGAGCGCCACCGGAGCTTGACAGGCCGCCGCCCCTTGCGCCGCGCCGGCGCACGCCGTACCCGCGCCAAGATCAGGCGGAAGCGCGTTGCCGTTGACGACCATCATCGTCGCGGTCGAACCGCCGATGCTCACGGCAAGCGAGTTACCCGTGATGCCGCCCACGGTCCCTAGCGTCTTGATGCCGCCGTTCAGGCGTAGATGCATGGGCGCCGAGCCGAAGGCCCGGTTGCTCGTGGTCCACGACGCCAGGAACGAGGCCGGGACCGTGAACTCATACAGCAGGATTTCGGCGGTCGTGTTGGCCGCGTTGACTGAGGCCACCGTCGCGTTGATGATCCCATGCGAAATCATGGGAATCGTCGACTGCGCCCGGCTGGACAGCGGCGCGAAGCTGACGGCCAGGGCTACGAGAATCGCAATCGCAATCCAGCGGGTTTTCATTCCAGTCTCCTTACGCCTTCACCGGAAAATTGGGTGATGCTGGCCAATAGGACGGGTCGGCCCACTTGACCTCCGCCTCGGCCCGGTTGTGCTTGAAATCCTCCAGAATCATGTCGACCTTGTCCCGCGCCCAGTCCTCGCCGGGGTGATGAAACTCCCCCTCCATGATCCCGTTGAAGTAGGCGGCATGAGCGCCACGCCCGTACGCCTTCGGGCTCATGCTGCCTCGGGGCTCCACGGACGGGGTGCGCGGGGCGGCCACCTGGCGGCGGGTGTCGTAGACGATGGCCGCGTTGGAATGCAGGCCAATGCCTTCCTTCGCCATGATGTCTTCGATGGCCTTGATGTCGTCCGCCTTGTACCCCTGCTTGGCGAGGTCGTTGATCGCCCGCTCGTGGTCGCGATCGGCCTCGAACTTCGCAAGCTTGGCGTCGATTGATGCCTCGCGCTCGGCCAGCTTCGCCTCGGTCGCCTCGGTAGCCTCTCGCAGGGCAAGCCCCGGAATGTCGGCATTCGGGAAGGCGATTTTGAGAGACCGCTCGAGATGGGGCCGGGCCTCTTTGGTGGCCCAAGCCTTCTCGATGAGGGTGATCCGTGGGTCGATTTCCTGGTCCGGCACTTAGGCCCCCATCTGCGACTGGCTGGTCTTCTTGGCGCCCTTGACGCCGGTCGGCCCGCCGCCTTCGAGCTTGATGACGTTACCGTCACCGGACTGCTCGCCGGGCGACCGATTGCCTTCCCACTTGCTCGGGCCGCTGAGTCCACCGCGACCCATGAAGCGGGGCGGGTTCAGCATCCGGCCGGATTCCATCGACTTGTCGCGGGGATCGCGAATCGGATACGAACCGGGGCCCATCACGCCAGGCTGCTCTGCCATGTCTCTTCTCCTATGCGCCCGCCGTCGCGGGCGTCTGTGGTGCGAGCGCTGGGGCGGGTTGCCCTGCGCGATTGGCGCCTACTTGGCGCATCATGTCGGCGAACGCCGCGGGATTGGTTGGCCCCACGGCGGGCATCGTCTCTTCAGCCATCTTCAGGCTGGCTTTCGTGAGGTCTGGCGACGGGACGCCGTAGACCTTGGCGAGCTCTTCCATCGCCTTACGGAGCGCCTTGGCCCGATCGCTCTTGGCATCCTCAACGCGCGCGGCCTTCCGGAGGAAGTTGAGTGCCGAATCCACCCACAACGGGGCCTGGGCTTCCATGCCTGCCGCGCCGGGGATGGTGGTCGCTGGGCCTGTGGAGCCGTCCGGGACCGGCGCGGGGGCCGGGACCGGCATCGGCGGAGCGGCGATATCGGCGTCAGGCATTCCTGGCATTACCGGCCCTTGGTGCGGGACGTGCGCCCGCTGTTCCGGCGATTTGCTCTCGCATTCACCAGATTTCTTCGCGCTGCGCGCGCATGACGCACTCCTCGCGTCGCCACTGCCGGATAGAATGTGGGGATTGCGGCCAACTTGTCACTTGGGAGAATTTGTCGTATATTTTTGGCGGGATGATTGTCCCGGACAAAATACATCGCCTAATCGAGCCCGAGCCTATGTCGGGATGTTGGCTTTGGCTCGGATCGCTACATAAATCGGGCTATGGTTGTATTAACATTCCGGGGCGCACACGCCTAGCCCATCGTCTTGTCTATGAACTCCATCGGGGCAGGATTCGTCGGGGACGAGTATGCGACCACCTGTGCTGCAATAAGCAATGCGTCAATCCTTCACATATTAGGATCACGACCAATCGTAAAAACGCCCAGCGCGGCCACATGCCGTGGGCCAATAGGCCGCGCTACCATTGCCCGAAAGGCCACCGCAAGACCCGCACCAAGGAGACGTGGCGCGTGGCTTATGTCTGCCGCATCTGTAGCCGAGAATCCTATCTGCGTCGTCGAGTGGTGGCGTGAAGACCTACACAGACCAGGTAAACGATGCGCGGAAACGCATTCTTGCCAAGGCCCTAGAACGTCACGGCTGGAACAAAACGCATACCGCCTGGGCGCTCAAAATCGACCGCAACTATCTACAGCGGCTCGTCAAACAGTTTCATTTGATGACCCCCACAGCGGGGGGCAAATGATCCTCCGCATCCTGCGCATGACGTGGCTGGACGTGGAATTGCGGGCGTGCCTGCTGTTGCACAATGCGGTCACCCGCTGGGCGAGTTCACTCCGGGCGCGAAGCGCCCCATTCTTGAAGGAGACGAAATGAAGAAGGACCACGGACTCAACGACTTGGAGCGCATCGAACGCTTGGAGCGCCTGCTAGCCGACCTCGCCGAAGAGGTCGGGACCGGCAAGGCGATGAGCACCCGGCTGGCCTCGCAGAACGTGGCGCTGGCGGTCCTGCGCGAGTTGCGCCCGGAGCCGGTGACCGCGAAGGCCGCGCTTGGGTCTGGCGCGATCTGCGGCAAACCTCAGCGCAAAGGCGATGAGGATTCGCCGGTCTGCCTGCGCCCGGCCGGGCACAAGGATGGGCACCAGTACGGGGTGAAGCCCGCGTAATGTCGGCTACGGGAGCGGCTCACCATAAGCCGTTAAACTCGTGATGCCCGGCGAGCCCGTAGCCGATTTGAGCGCCTAGTGGAGTACCGGGCGCGACTGTTCGGAGACTACCGCACCTACTCGTCCGCGAGGGTGGCCCGCGTACTGGAGGTCGGCCCCAAGGATGGGCTCGACACGCGGCGCCTGCTTACGCTCAAGCCGAAGCTATTGACTCTCGTGGACCTACCAGGGCGCGATCGGGTCAACATCATCTCGGGCGGGACGGTCATCGAGCATGTAGCGCTGGACGTGCTCACCATCCCGGCCCCGAAGCCCCTCGACCTCATCTGGTGTACTGGCGTCCTCTACCACGTCAAGGAGCAGTACCGGCTGATCCGGCACTTCTATGACTGGCTGGTGCCAGGTGGCACACTTGTCCTAGAAAGTGCCACCATCCGGAAGTGGTGGTTGCGGCGGGCTAACGTCGTGGAGATTCTGCACCCGCCGTCTGAGGAGGTAAAGCGCCGCTATCACCTGAGCCTCAACGTGACCCATCTCCCCTCACGCCGGGCCATTGAATCGTGGCTCCACATGGCGGGATTCACGAACATCACGCGGTCCAGCTGCCACGGCTGGTGGCTCGGGCGGAATCGGGCGGCGTTTCTGGCTACGAAGTAGGACTGCCGCTCGCCCGCGGCGTCGCGGCCTGAGCGACCTTCACCTGCGCCTGCATCAGTTTCGCCTGCGCCTCCTGCTGCCTCGACGCGAGCGCCTGCTTCTTGATCTCCCCGCCCGATTTCTCGATCTGCCGCGCCTTCGGGCGCAGGATGTCTTCCATCGGCGGGGCGATCAACTCAATGAAACTCTCCAGCCCGATCGCGCCCTCACGCTTCAGGATCACCGCCAACTCACGCATCTCGTTGCGGAATAGTGGGGAGGCTGAGTGGGCCGAGACCCGTACCCTAACCTCACCCGGGACCTGCGACAGCAGGAAGGACCGATAGGGCTTCCCGGTCGTCGGATCGGGTTCGTTCAGTGGCACGCGCAGGGGGTCTTTGCTGGTCCGCCGCCGCAGGCGTAGCGTGTCGGTCGAAATCTCCTCGAGGGAATCCTCCACCCGCATCGCCCGCCGATTGGTGCGGGGTGAGGATAGGGCGGCACCGGCGGTCATCTGACCGGCCGAGCGCATATTCGCCTCTCCTGGCGTCCCACTGGCACCGAGCGGCAGCCCGCCTTGCCGGTCAAACTTCTGGTCAATCAGTTGGTGCATGCCCGCCGTATCCGGTGGCGTCTCCGGGGAGAAACGGCGGATGTCGGCGTTGGGGATATTGGACATCGTGAAGGTCCCGCCTGGCATCCGCAGCAACTTCGCCCGCTCGTTGTCCACGTTGGACAGCCCGATGATGGCGATGGGAGGGTCAAGTTGGAGGTCGAGCAGGTTGTCATGCTTCCGGAGTAGATCCTCGCTCCAGAGTTGCAGGTTCACCAGTGGGTCCATCGGCGACAAGCCATACGCGTAATTGGTGACCGGCTCGAGGCAGAGTTGGCGGATCGGCTGGCGCTGCCTCAGCAGGGGATTCAGGGAGCCCCACAGAATCTCCTCGCCCCAGCGACCCATCCCGAGCACCTTGCGCCACTCCCAGGTATGCTTCCCCGACTTCTGGAATTCGTGATCCTTGGTCGCCCCGTGGTGGACCTCATCGCCTTCGCCGTGGTCGCACTGGGCGCACGCGGGGTAGGCGAGGTCGTCCTTGATCCAGAGCTCGCACATCGGTACCACATCGGCCATGACCTCGGGCTCGGCGAGGTTCAGAATCGGCATATTCTGGACGGCGCCGATCATGTTGGGGGAGGCCGCGGCCAGGATGAGGCGCGGGATAGCCGGGGCGAGAGCGCCACCGGACGGCCCGCGGGTCGCATGCTCTCGCGCCAGTCGGATCAGGCGATCGCGGTCGCCGGCGTCCGGTATTGCCCCCGAGAAGAGCCGAATCACCGCGTGCAGGTTCATCGAGAAGGTGTGCACGAGGGCTTCTTGCTTCTCAAACGGCCGGTTCTCTTCCCACACCCCCACGTCGGCGGGGTCTTCGATGAGTTCCGGGCAGACCTCGCCACCGGACGTGATCACCTTGACGAACATGCACGGATAGATGTGCGCCCAGTCCACGGCGAGGCCGAAGGTCATGTCGAGCCCGGAGTGGGAGAATAACTCCGCGATCTCGTTGCGGATAACCCCAAGCTCTTCGGTCCACTGATCGCCGTAGCGCGGCGGCAGCGTGGCGCCGAACTTCACGAACTCGGGGGCGTAGCAGTAGGCGCTAGAGTTTGAGGCCCACTCGCGCAGCTTGTTCTGGACTACGACCTGGCTACCGTCGCTTCCGTGGAGCGCGAGTTGTCGGAGCCGCCGGTAATATGCCCGCCTCCGGTCCTGCGACTGTAGGCACTCCCGGATCGTATTTCGATATATCGAGTTCCTGTCGTCCTGATCCCCCGGCAGAATCATCCGGCCCCATTGTATGCCATGTTGACGCGATATTCCAAAGGCGGCATAGATACTCAGCGACTTCAAGCCGTTGGATGTGGTGGACGAGCACCAGTTTCGGGGTCTGGAGTTGGTACGGCCCGCCGAGGCCCATGTGGACGATTTGGGCGGGGCCACTGGGAACGAGATGCTTGAGTTGGTCGAGGGTTCTCATAGAAACTCCACCTCGATATCGCTATCTGGCGTGAAGTCGTGCGGCCCGCTATGTCCACTCTCTAGCATGCAAGTGCCCGATGGCTTGCCCATCGCCTCAGCCCATTCCTCGGAACCGAACTCCAGATCATCCATGTTTCCGGCCCAGCAATGTAGCACGCGCTTTCCGCTCATGCTTCCCTCCTCGCCTGCGCCAGATGCTTGAGTTGGTCGAGGGTTCTCATTGCGGTTTTACCCAGCCGAACCCGATAGCCCAAAAAAGCAAGCCCGCTACGGTAAAGAATCCAGCGAAGAAAAACGCCATAAGTCGCCACAACTCCATCATTACGCTTCCCTCCTCGCCTGTGCGATCTCATCCGGCGACGGCTTCCAACGCCTGACTTCCCCGGTCGGCACCCGCACCGCGCCCGCGCTCTTGATTCCCGCGAGCCCGGCGTCCGTAATCCCCGACGTCGGCCGCGCCGCCCCGGCCGGCCCCAGTGGCGGCATGGCAAGCCCGGTCGCTCGCGCTACCGCACCCGAGAGCCCGCCTGGTCCGTTCGGGTCCACGGCCAGCATCGGGCTCCGGCGATTGGCCTCCTTCGCCCGGTCTTTCTGCTGCCGCTTCTCCGTGTAGACCGGCTCCACGAACGCATCCGAGCGCTTGGCGATCCCGCGCGAGATGTTGGGCGGGCTGAACAACCGGATAATCTTTTTCGTCCCGCACACGGGGCACCGCGTCGCATTCACGGGGAGGTCGTAGACCGTGGCCCCCTTCGCGGTCTTGCACGTCTTGGAGTTGCAGGCGAAGTCAGCGTGGGGTTTCATAGCTTGCTACACCCTTGGGAGTTGAACACACCAGCTTTCGCCAATGTGAACTTGGCGGGGCGCCCGGCCAATATCCTGACGTGGGGGTGTAGCAAGGTGGATATCATATCCCTCTCCCTGTCCTCATCACGCGGCCGATGAAGTTTCCCGCGAGCACCGAGAGCACATTGGTCTCTTCGGGTTTCACCATCTTCGGCGCGAAGCGGCCCTGAATCTCCGGCTGGACGTTCGTGAACCAGTGCTCCACCGCCATCGCCGCCGCGAGCACCCGGCACTCCGAATACTCCCCGCCCGCGCCCGCCGTGATCACGTCCGCGTCCTGCAACTCGCCGCGCCGCATCGCCTGCAACTCGTCGATCAATTCCGGGGAGCGGATCTCCACGTGCCCGTTCTCGAGCACGTCGCGGATCTGGTTGAGCAGCCAGGGGCGGAAACTGGCCTGCGACTTCCACTCGACGGCGCGCACGCCTCGGGCGAGAGAATCCGGCCGGCGGAAGTAGTAATGGCGCACGGCGCCAATCATGTTCTGGAGGTCGTGCTTACCCTGAATCCGCTGGCCCCACCCGCGCTGCTCGAATCGCATGATCTCGTTCAGCACGCTAAAGCCGGTCATCTCCACGTCCATCACGAAGTAGACATCTGCGAACGGGCGATTTTGTCGGTATGACCCAGCCAGATGCAAACACGCCCACGCGCATCGCACAGTGAGATCACCTCCGGGTACAACGTATTCCGCGACCTGAACAAGTGAATCTGGATACGCTCGCCAGACCTGGACGACATCATCTGGCGCTTCAGCCGACGAGGAATACGCAGGATGACACGCGACGATGTAGACCCCTTCCGGGTCCGGTTCTTCCCAGACCGTGACGGCGCCGTCTTCTCTCGGGTCGCACTTCTCGATTTGCGTGTCATCTAGCCATCTCCCCCATTCGTACTTGTACCCGTGCGGCTTGGGTGCCTGCGCGGCCCCGGCGCGGAGTTGGCGAATGAGCGCCGGCCGGAAGAACTTGTTGCCGAAGGATTGGAAGGCGTCCTCGGGCAGGTTCGGGTGCTCCTGCGCCATCATGGCCTCGTCGCCGTGCATGTCCTCCGCTAGCTTCCATCGGTACCAGACGAGGTATTCGGGCGGTAACTCAACTCCATAGATTTCCGCCACAGCACGGACCCAGAGTCGCTCATCATCGCTAAGTCGATCGCTGCCGTAAATGTCCCAGACAGCGCGATTGGCGTGCTCAACGTAATTGAGACTGTGCCGCCAGGCAGGGATAAAGATACGCCGTGTAGTAGCGGAGTGCTCATGCTCCCTCCATGCGGCCCACAGGACGCCGTGGCCCTGTGCGGTTGAAGCCCAAGTGTAGAGTCGTCGCGGGTGGCGGTCGGAGCGGGAGGCCCGCAGGCCCATCACCGCCCGGGGGTCGGTCCAGGCGTCGAACTCGTCGGCGTGGAGGTAGGAGATTCCCTTGCCTCGACCGAGCTTGGTTTTCGTGCCCCTGGACTTGGTGGCGCTTTGCGACCAAAGCAGGCGCGATCCGTTCGACCAAGCCAGCATGTTGCCGTTATCGACTCGCACTGGTAGCCGAAAGGACTCATCCTGCACGCTGTAGTACATGCTTCGGATGATGTCGCGTCGGACTTCTCGGTTGTCGTCGTCATCGGCCACCATGATTCCTTGGATGCCTTCATAGCGCTGGGGCCAGTAGAGGTCCAAGGCGTCGGTGATTGTGGTCAAACCTTGCTGGCGCCCCTTCAGCACCAAGAAGTCATGCACGTCGTTCTCGAGCCCCGCCGCCACTTCCCGGAGGAAATACTTTTGTGTGGAGTACAGCGTCTTCATCCGGAAGGTGCCCGAGTGATCCTTGGCCGGGATGGCGAGGGCCGTGCAGAACTTTTCAAAGTTGGCGAGCGGGAATTTCATCCCTTCCCCTGGCTGGCGCGGGCGATGGCGGGGGCGTGCTCGACAATCCGGCAGGCTCGACCATGAGGCGGCTCCTCACCTTCTAACCACCGGCACCCACACCATACGCATTCTTTGGCCCCACCTAGAATCGTGCGCGGTGTGCTCAGCGCCCGGATCGCCGCCCAGGCTTCGGTGCGCTCCTGTTCATCGCGCTCAAACTGTTCACCATACTCCCGACAATTTGTTTTCCACGCCTCTAGCTCCCGCGTCCGCTCCGCGAGGGCCTGCCGTGCTTGATCTCGCTGATCCGCCATTTCGACAGCAACGGTCGCCCGATCTTCGGCCCACTGCCTGTTGTCGTCGCGGTCCTTTGCGATCCAGATAATATCTGCGCGGAGTTTGATTATCTCGTCCTTCGCCTCCGCGAGTTCGGCTTCGAGGGCGGCGATGCGGGCAATTAACATCGCCACGCTTGGGCGCTCGGGCGTGGCGGCGAATTCGTCTAGGATCATCGAAACATCTCCTTTTGCATCTCCGTCATCCCCGCCGCGTCGTCCCATCGGTCGCCGCCGAGGTCCTGACGCCCGCTCAACCGCTTCGCCTCCGGGTCCTGGTCAAACTGCAACCACAACCACGCCATGCGCTTCGCCCAGTCGGAGACCACCACGCGCCCCGGCCGGGAAGTCGCACGCCACCACGCGGCGAGTTGGTCCTTCGTGATGCACTTATACCCCTCCCGGTGCCTCGGATTGACCGGCGTGCACGTACACGCGGGCTTTTCCTGCTTCCAGACCTTCCGCTCGCGGGCTTCGCGCTCGGATTCGGTCATCTGAAGCCCCTCCACAGCGCTACCAAGAAACACGCGATAAAGATTACGAAGCCAGTGACGAAGAGAGTTAGCCCGATCTTGATCATGATGTGATCGGGGCTCATCGCCGCACCAGGTACGACCACAGGAGCGCCCACCGATTGCTCGGCCGACCGTAGACCGCGAGCGCGATGTAGACCGAGGGGATGATCATCACGACGCCTCCGCGAGCAGGTCCTGAATGATCGCCAGGTCCACCGTAGACCAGTCCGCATCCGCCGTCGCCAGGAGCTTCGACAGCCCGCGCTTTACGAGGATCATGTGGACCTGCGACCGCGTGAGTTCCAACTCCCGCCACCGATCCTGCAGCCGCTTGACGAGCGCCGCCCGCTCATCCTTCTCCTTGAACGAGGCATTGGCTTCATGCGTCATCGCATCCCCGACCTCGGGCGTCATCTCGACCACCTTCGCCTCATCCTTATACATCCTGACGACCCGCTGCTTGATATCCTCGGGGATGAGGTTCAGGATCGCGTTCCGCATGGCCTTGCTGCCACCCTGCTCGAACCAAAACGGATTCGCCTCCAACTCCCCGTTGCGCCGCGTGATGAATTTCGGCTGGCGCTTGAGCTCGACGACGGTATCGAGCCGCTTCTCTTCCTTGTTCTCGCGGATGACCCACCGGGACGCGAACGCCTTGAAGTAGGCCGTCTCCGCATCCTCCTTCATGAGCACGATGTCATCCTCGCGGATCACTTCGCCGGTCTTCGCCAACTCCCGCTTGCACGCTTCGGCCCCGTCCACGCCGAGGCCGTAGATCATCTGGCCGGACTGCTTGAAGGCGTAGACGTACTCGCGCAGGATGGCCCCGCGCGTTAGGCGGTTGGCGATCGCCGCGTCATCGGCGCGGTCGAACAGCATCAGGGTTTCCGGGTACGGCTTGACCTGTGGTACAGTTGGCTCGTTCATGGTCGTCCTCCTCCTCGGGCGCCCGGCTCGTCACCGGGCGCCTTCGTTATTTACTAGACCGCTCGTATTCCGAGTGTCCGATGGTAGGCGCGCGGCGTGCTGCGCCGACTCTTCGCGGCCCTGTTCTTCTTCCCGGCGCCGCCCTGATGCCGACCGACCCTGTGCGCTGGGTCTACGGGGCGCAAGTGGTATTCGCCGGGCCGGAAATCCCCGTGGCGATCGAATGACACTATCTCGCGATAGATAGACTGCGGAACTCTGTAGCGCGTCGCGGTCCTGCCCCGTACAAAGTACGCCACGGACGGACGGATCACGGCGCCGTCGAGCGCAAATGCGCGCGTACACGCCCGCGCCATAGCGCAGTTGTCTGGGGCCTTTTTCTTTGACCCCCTGAGATCTGATGTGGCCACGGTTACCCTAACCCGCCGCTGGCCATCCACAACCCTCCGCACTTTCGGATAAAACCTCTGAACCTGATCGAGTACCGTCTTCATTCGCTCCTCCTCTTTGTGTGAACTGCTCGCATCACCCGCGACACCGGCTTCAGATACCACGGCAACTGTTCCGGCAGGTGACGCAACACGTACTTCCGCTCCACGAAATGCGCCCGGTAGATGTAGCGCACGCCCCGCCGCACGTTCTGTGACCCGTGCTCGCGGGATGGGTCGAACAGCAGGACCGTGCCCATCTTCCCCGGCACCGTGGTCCCGTCGTAGATCAGCGGGGCCTGATCGGCGTCGCAGGCCTCGAGGTACACGTACACCTTCAGCGCCCGGCAGTTGTCGAAGTCATCCACGTGGAGCGGGAACAGGGGCTCGGCCGTTACGCCCGAGTAGTCCCAAATGTACTGATTGATGCCCCAGCCCCGGCCGAGGAAGTCATCGGCGATGTGGGCGACGCGCTCGACCACGCCCGTTGCCGTCGCGAGGCTGTTCCACGCCTTGGCGCGATCGACGCGGCTCGGCGTGATATTGATGCGCCAGCCGCTCTCGGTCTCGTGGACCCGGGCGTAGTCGGCGTTACGGAGCTTCTGGCCCGTGACGCGGAGGTCGTGGCACACGAGCGGGGAGAGGCGTTCCCCGAGCATCATGATGCCATAATGGCGCAGGCCATAGGTCGTGTCGAAGTCGGACATGTCGGCCATTTACTCCTCCACCTCCCGCACGATCGGGTGATCCTTGCGGATCGTCTCCCAGGCCAGTTGGTTGCCGAAGACAAGATGGCACGCCGCCAAAGCCGCCCGGAGCATTTCCACATAATCGCGCACTAGAATCCGGTTGCCGCGATCATGGATCTCCCGATTTAGCGCCTCACTAAGGCGAGAAATCTCGTCACGCAGGGCGTTAGCCTCGCCGGCCGATTTCATCCCGGCGTCGCGGCCCGGGTTTTCCTTGGGCTCGCGTCCGTGTCCGGACATCTCGTCCGGCACCATACGGTCGGCGGGGGTCATGCCAGCACCCGCTCTAGCTCTGCCCAGACCTTTTCTCGGATATCTTCGGCCACGCGAGGGTCCCGCGCAATGACCCTGGTAAAGGTAGACTGGCTGGTGCCGACCTTGGCCGCCACGTCGATACCCCTCACGCGGCGGGCCTTCATCAGGGTCACTATCGCATAGCGCGGCTTGTGGCGTATCTTCATGGACCCCATGATGCCACGCGTAAAATTAAATTGCAAGAAAATTATTGACACGCCATCTCCGTTGTGGGATACTCTGGGTCAAGGAGGATCGGATATGACGACGGACAGGGACAAGGTAGTCGAGGTCAGGACGTACATTCACACGGCCGACATCACCTTCCTCAATGACGACGAGGCGGGCGCATCGGTCTACGTGCGAGGCGTGGATCGCTGCGGGTGGGAGTTCTCGGGCTTCATGGACCGCGCGGCCCTCGCCCCGATCCTGTTCCCGGAGGGAAACAATGGATAACATCATACTCAGCATGGGAGCCCACCAAACCAGGGAGCAAGGCGTCTGCGTCATGGAGGCCGTCGCTTGGTTCGCCAATGAGAAACACTCCGACGCGCCGCATTGCGCCTGCCCGGTCATTGCGTCATTCGCGCGGCGATTGAACGACAGGCTTGACAGTGAAGAGCGCCAGCGGCTCAAGGAGTACATTCCGGCGCTCGCGTTGTCGCGGGCGGAGTGGCCGATCACGCTCAAGCGGGCCCTTATCGCGGCCGACTACGCGGTGCGCGTGTTCGCGCCAGTCGCGCTCGACGCGCGAGGCCGCGAGAAGGATGCGGCTCGGCTGCGGGCACTAGAAGAGATTACTGACCATGCGACGGCACGGAAAGGTTGCGCCGACGCCTACGCCGCCTACGCCGACGCCTACGCCGACGCCTACGTCGCCGCCGCCGCCGCCGCCGCCGCCGCCGCCGCCGACGCCGCCTACGCCGACGCCGCCGCCGCCGCCGCCGCCGACGCCGACGCCGCCTACGCCGCCGCCTACGCCGCCGCCGCCGCCGCCGCCGCCGCCGCCGACGCCGCCTACGCCGCCGCCGCCGACGCCGCCTACGCCGCCGCCGCCGACGCCGCCTACGCCGCCGCCGACGACGCCGCCGACGACGCCGCCGCCGCCGCTTCGTGTCGTCTGGCGGATCTCGGCATCGAGTGCCTGGAGAAGATGCTGGCGGTGAAGGAATGACCTTCGACTTCCGCGACCTGTTCATCTTCGAGATGGCGAACAACCACCAGGGCAGCGTGGAGCACGGGAAGAGGATCATTCAGGAGATGGCCCGGATCGCCAAAGAGAAGGGCATCCGGGCGGCGGTCAAGTTGCAGTTCCGGGACCTCGACACCTTCGTTCACTCCGTGCCGCCGAGTAAGCACATCAAGCGATTCCTCGAGACGCGGCTCTCGTGGGATGAGTTCGCCGTGCTCGTCGAGGAGATCCGGAAGAATGACCTTATCACGATGTGCACGCCGTTCGATGAGGCGTCGGTGGACAAGATTGTGGAGATGGGCATTGAGGTCATCAAGGTCGGCTCGCCGTCCAACAAGGACTGGCCGCTGATTGAGAAGGTGGCGAAGGCCGGAAAGCCCGTCATCTTCTCCACGGGTGGCCTCACCATGCGGGAGATCGACGACGTGTCGCGTTTCCTCGACTGGGCCAACGTCCACCATGCCATCATGCACTGCGTCTCCATCTATCCGACGCCCGCCGAGCACTTCCAGTTGCACCAGATTGGTGCATTGTGCCGACGCTACCCGGACAAGGTGATCGGGTTCTCGTCGCATGAGGGGAGGTGGCAGCATTCGCCCATTGGCATCGCTTACGCGCAAGGCGCCCGGATCTTTGAGCGCCATGTTGGCATAGACACAACGATGTCCGTCGACCCCAACCCCATATCCCTGAACGCCTACTCTGCGGGGCCGGGTTATGTCGAGCAGTGGATCAGGGATTATCAGAGCGCCCGGACCCTCTGCGGCGCCACCGAGCGGCCCGAGTCCCCACCCGAGGAGCAAGCCGCGCTCCAGGAGTTGAGGCGGATTCAGCCTCCGACGCCACGCGATCCCGTCCAGGAGATCATCTCCCAAGCCGTCTATACCGTCCGGACGATGCTGGCCGAGGCGAAGATCGCGCCCCCGCCCGACTTCAAGTTGGAGCTCTCACACCATCACGGGCTCGTGCGCTTCCCCTACGTGGGCGCCACCATCATCAACGTGGTCAACCGGGAGTACTGCAAGAAGTTGATCGTGTTGACGCCAGGGCAGGGGCACCCGCGGCACTACCACAACAAGAAGGAGGAGACATTCCAGATCCTCTCTGGGGCTCTAAATGTCACCCTAGATGGTGGCATGCAGACGCTGTGGCCGGGGGATACCGTAGTTATCAAGCCGGGCGTATGGCACTCATTTACGGCCACTCACATCATGGGCGCCATCATCGAGGAGATCTCCACGACGCACCACAACGACGACTCCTTTTACTCCGATCCGCTCATCACGGCACTGAAGCGGGAGGAGCGGAAGACTATCGTGGAGGGGTGGGGAGGGCACTGATGGGGTGGGCGGTCTGTGATTGCAGGGCGGATTGGGGAGACTTTCTCCACATACGCCATTTACTGATTAATGAGTGGCTTAATGAGGGAAAGTCGCCGGAGTACATCGCTGAGGTCTTGTCTATGGACCCCGTGCAGGTTCAACTGATCGGAAGGACCCCGGTGGGTGATACATGCTGGCAGGCATGAGGGTCCTCGTCGTCGTCCCGGCCCGAGGCGGGAGCAAGGGCATCCCGCTGAAGAATATCTACCCAGTCTGTGGGCGCCCGCTCATCGCCTATACCGCCGATGTGGTGAAAGCCCTCCCGTGGGTCGATATGGCGATCTGCTCGACGGATCACCCGGAGATCATGAAGATAGCCCACCAGGAGGGCCTGCGCGTCCCATTTCGCCGCCCAGACGACCTCGGGGGCGATTTCATCAGCGACCTCCAGGTCTTGACCCACGTGCTGCACTCGGTGGACGAGGGGGCCTATGACGTGGTGGTCATGCTGCAGCCCACGTGCCCCCTACGGAAGCCCAGGCATGTGACGTGGGCGGTCCATCGGCTCATCGCGGGCGGATATGACTCGGTGTGGACGGTATCGCGCACGCCAATGAAATATCATCCGCTCAAGCAGTTATGGGTCACGACTACTGGGCAGTTGGGGTATTGGGACCGTATCGAGGGGCCGCGCATCATCGCCCGACAGCAACTTGATGAATACGGAGTCCACTACCGCAACGGGGCCGCCTACGCCTTCACGCGGGAGTGCCTGCTGGATCAGAAGACCATCATGGGCAAGAATGCCGGGGCGGTGCTCATCCAGGACGACCCGCTCGTCAACATCGACACGCTCGAGGACATCGCCGAGGTGGAGAGGATCATGAGGGGAAAGCCATGATGACGCTGTTCTGGGTCGGGCTCTCAATGGCAGCCGGGTTCCTCTTGGGGTTCTTCATCGGCATCATGCTCGTGTTCGGGGCGGATGAGCGGCCGGGGTGCAATCGGCTGAAGGCGGACCCATGACCCTCGATGACGCTGCGAGTCACCGGCAGCATGCGGCGGATCTGGGGGATAGTCTTGATGATGTTCCGCTACATCCTTGGATTCAGCGTGGCACCTTTTACGCGATTGGCATGCTTATCAACGAGGTCAACTATCTGCGGGCTGAGTTGAAGCGACTAGAGGCCCAAATACGGCCATGATCGAGTGCCCGCACTGCCGACGCCCCGCCCATGACAAGTCCACCTTCCCCACCATCCGGGGCGTCCGCTGTGAGCGATGTGCGGTCTTGGAGTTCACAAAGTACCTTGTCGATCAGCTTGGGGGTCATTATGGGCGGACCACGCAAGTACGGCACGACCGGCCTTTTCCCGTCCCATCGCCGAACCCGTAAGCCCAAGGATCGCACTGCGACTACGCTGAAGGAGGCCCGAGCCGAGATTGGCATGATCGGCCCCGTGAATCACCATGATGGGGGCTCGTGCTGCTCCGCCTGTCGCCGATATCTTGACGAGCGGTATCGCCAAAGTTGCCAAGATCCTACGCGGCAGCATATTCTTGCGGGGTGCTGCGAATGGTGCGGGCGACTGCCGCTGGACATGGAGCTCATCCAGTATGGGACCATTGCCACGGCTCGAGCGCACCCAGAGATCTTGCAGGACTTCGCGCCAGCGATGGAAGATGTCTCGTAAGGGCTGGAAGGCAATCGAGAGGTCCGCTGCAGGCATTATGGGCGGAACACGTTTCCCGGCTAACACTGGCGGCAGACTAGACTTTGGTCTCAAGGAGGACGGAACATGGACCGACGTCGTAGGCCAGGTCAAGAACGTGTCACGAATCTCGCTGGCGCAGATCGAACGGCTAGCGATCGAGTGCGAGCGGATAGCCGATTCAAGAGGCCGACTTGGAGTGGTGATCATCAAGCGCAGCGCGGGAAAAGGAACGCAGACGCCGCATTTGGTCGTGTTGACGGAGACTTCCTGGAGGTCGTTCCTGGCCTCCCGACCGACGAGCAGCTCAACGCCGCCGTCAAGGCCGCCGGGTTTACCCGGTGCTTCCTCAAGGAGTACAAGTGAGTAACATCTATATCGCTGGTCCGATGCGCGGCATACCATTCTTCAACTTCCCGGCCTTCCATGACGCTGCCAAGAAGTTACGCGCCAACGGGCACACGGTCTTTAATCCGGCCGAACGCGATGAGGCAAAGCACGGCACAGATATAGCCTCTAGTCCAGTTGGCGACTTAGCCGACGCAAACGCTAAGGGCTTTTCGCTCCGCGATGCTCTCGGAGCGGATACGGCCTGGATTTGCGCTCACGCCGATGCCATTGCGTTGCTGCCAGGCTGGGAGCACAGCAAGGGCGCGACGGCAGAGCGGGCCTTGGGCATCGCGCTAGGACTAGAAATCATATGCCTAGCCTAGAAAGCGTCTTAGATTTCCGTCGCAAAATGTTCGAGGATTCGCTAGCGATTATCCAACGCAAAGGACATGATTATAACCGTCAACAGCAACAGGGGGGCAATACCCTATTCAACCTAACAGTGGCAGAATTGTTAGGAATAGTACCGACCGCTGAGCGCGGGATTTTGGTGCGCCTATCCGATAAATTCATGCGGCTCATTTCATTAATGGAGCCCGGCGTTGACCCCGCAGTCGCCGGCGAGTCTGTACGTGATACGGTGAAGGACATTCACAATTATGTCGATTATGCGCTTCAGTTGTGGGAAGAACGAGAATGCTCCTAGATGTTCCGCAAGGCGTACCACATACCCATACGCCCAGGGCAGCAATTCAAGCTCGTTCCTATAGGTGATATCCACTTTGACTGCGTGCATGTGGATCACAAGATCCTATGTCGCGATCTTCGATGGCGACGAGCCGGCGACCTCAAGACTGGCGATGAACTTATTGGGTTCGATGAGAAGCCATCTCCGGGCAAGAACGGCGCGAGGCATCTTCGCCCATCGGCCGTTGTATCGCACAAAATCGACACGCGGCCATGTCTCGCCGTGGAGCTTGAAACCGGCGAAAAGATCGTCACGACGCATAATCACCCGTGGCTCACGAGATATAAGGGTCTCCAGTGGCGGACCTCATCTCAGTTGCTGCCCGGTCAATGCGTGGTTCGCTCGTTTACGCCGTGGCGTGACGATCAATCATGGGAAGCGGGGTGGTTGGCTGGATTCTTTGATGGCGAGGGGTGTCTCGTTCTTGAGCGCAGCAAGCGGATTCTTACAATGCAGGCCGGACAGAATGAAGGCCCCACATATGAATTCGCGGCTCGGCTTCTAGAAGAGAAGGGCTTTAGGCATGGCCGGTACAAGCAGGCCGACAAGTCGCGAGTATGGATACTCCGGGTGCTTGGCGGCACCGGAGAGATCTTCCGATTTCTCGGCCAGATCCGACCCGGCCGACTCATGGCTAAACTGCCGCTTGAAGAAGTACGCACTCGACGTGGCTCAACTTATGTCCGCGTTGTATCGGTCCATGACGTCGGCGATGAACCAGTCGCGGTTATGGGCACCACGACACGGACATACTTCGCCGAAGGCTACGCGATGCATAACACTGATGAATGCGATCGCAACCGACTTCGGGACCTCATGGAGTGGATTGTTGACGAGGAGAAGCGCGGCTCGGTGGTGCGCCTCTGTGGCCTGGGGGATTACCTCGACTTTATGTCTCCGAGCAATCGGATGCGCTATTCGGCCGCCGAGCTCTACGAGACCACGCGGCAGACGATTGAGCAGCGCGTATGGGACAATATCAAGGAGTTTGTGGAGTATGTTCCGCAATTGCGCCGCCGCACGCTTTTTATGCTCACGGGTCATCACGTCTATAGGTTTGGCGTTCAGAAGGTGAGTGGCGCGTGGATAGGGAAGACGACGGATCAATGGGTGGCACAACAGTTAAGGGCAGATTTTGCGGGAGATGGAGTAGCTCTCGTGCGTTTACAATTACCGCACTCTCAATACTTAGACGTGCTGGCGTATCACGGCTCTGGAGGCGCGCAAACGCCTGGTGGTCGTGTACAGAAGCGTATGAAGTTTGCCGAGATTGCCCCAACGGCCCATATCGTCATAAGCGGCCACGACAACGCCAAACTCGCATATCCAAGGAGCGGACTTGATTACTCTCAGGGTTCAATTAAACGATACGTTGTTGGCTCTGGATCTTTCCAGAGAGCGTACCTATCCGGGGTTGAGGCTGGATACGCAGAACGCGGAGGAATGGTTCCGGCAGATCTTGGCGTTGTGGTCATCAACGTGTCAGTCGTTGAAAGACGCGGCCGATTCCGCGTAGACTTTCACTGCTCGGTATGAGAGCCCTCTACAAGAACGTCCACAAGCTCATGCTCTACTGGTTCGCCCGCCTGATCCTCGAGACGGACTGGAATGGCGCAATGGCGTACAAGTCGGGGATGCGTGCCGAGGAGTTCCGCCACGTCAACCGATACAATTACAATCGCAGATACTGGAAGCTGCGCGAGTCGGGCTTGAGCTCGTATGAGGCTCGGGCGAAGATGGATGGGACGACGCCGGCCGTGATCAAGATGCGCTCCAATCGCTCCAATCGGCGCCAGGCTGAACGCTTGGGCGGGTATCCGAAGGTCGGGACGAGCGCGTACAATAGATGGTTGGTGGCACGATGAGGTGGCTTAATCGCTTCGTCACGGTGTTTATAATCCTGTGTCCGCTATGCTGGCTCCCGTGTCTGGTGATGTGGCAGACGGGCGACTGGTCGTGAGGGAGAATAGCAGCGCTCGGCGCGCTGGTTTTGGCGTATGCGGTCATGGTCCACTTTGTACACGGGAGCGATGCCGCGCCTATCCGAAGTCGAAACAGATCAAGTTGTCGCGGCGCGACGCCGAGATATTTGTGAAGGCGCTAATCGAGAGCGAGCGCCAGGGGCGACCTCATAGTCTGTCGCGCGACTGTTGGTGTAGGCCGAAGGTAATTAAGCCATCTCTTTGAAAACCTACTGAGGCCAACTGAAATGACCCAGCTAGGCTAACCAGAGCCCCGGGCGCAGGTAGAAGCGAACGCCTGGCCCGGGGTTGGTCAGTTAAATGAGCGCGATACCCTCCCAGGGTATCACTAGCATACCGTAGGCTCACCTAAGAATCAACATTAGGCGCACCTAATACGCTTGTAACCCCATTTCACAAGCACACTCGAGATCTGTTCAATCAGTGAACGTTTGAGTGCATGCTACCCTATGGACCTGTAAAGGAAAGAGAAGTAACCGGCTCGCTAGGAGTAAAGACTCCCCAGGCGGGATGCGGTGACGGGCTCCTTAGCAGACGAACCATTAAAGATTTTCTACCACCGAGCTTGGAAGGCGTGCTACCCTACGGACCCGTAAGGGATAGGCGGGGGTCGCACAGCGCGTCGTCTAAGCCAAAGGGGCATGGTGGTTGACGCGGCGCGTTAAAGAAGTAAAAGTCCAT